AACAACCATAGAACAACCTCCAGAACCGGTAAAGAAGCAAAATGTTAAAACAATCAAAACAAAAAAATCAAAATGAAAAACTAAGGAGATTTAGATATGTCTATTTATAGAGACTTAGAAGTAATTGATACAGACATACAGCAGACTATGTCTCGTGTTCTTCAGCATTGGTTTATGTCAAAGACTCATCGTTTTGAAGATGACTTTGACAAATGGTTGCCTGCAAGCGCTACAACCTCTGCAACAGGTAGCGGCTGGATTTTGACAATGATTGATACTGATGGTGACGGTGGAGGCTCACAAGCTATTGAGGATGCTGCTGGTGGCATACTTGCTTTGAAAGTAGATAACAATGCACTTGATAGTGTTAACCTGCAAGTCAATGGTGAGGCCTTTAAATTGGCTTCAGGTAAACCTTGTTATTTTGAGTCAAGGTTTGCGGTTAACTGTGCTGCTATTGCTAATCCTACAGTAGTTGTGGGACTCTGCATAAAGGATACTACTTTGGCAGGTAGCATGACTGATGGAGTTTACTTTATCAAGGATAATGGAGATGCTAATCTTGACTTTGTCTGCGAGAAAAACTCTAGTGAAACAAAAGCTGATACAGGTACTGATTTAGTCGATAACACATTTGTCACCGTAGCCTTTTACTATGATGGTGCTGGTAATGTCACTTACTATGTTGATGGCACAGAAGTTGCTACTGTGAGCACCAATATCCCTGACGATGAGGAGCTTACTGTTAGCTTTGCTCAACTTAATGGTGAAGCTGCTGCTAATGTGCTGCGTATTGATTATGTCAAAGCTGTCCAGGTAAGATAATAATCCCTAAAGGCTTTGGCAGTTGTGCCTGAAACAACTGCCTGTCTTATAAAACTATAAAGGAGTTAACTATGGCTTTAACGATACATAGAGGTAGTGATACCCTCAATAAAAAGCTGCTGCATCTTCAGACTTCCATTACAGATGGCGCCATTCATGATTTGATTCAAGGGGTATCAGGGAAAAGAATATCTATCTGGAAGCTTCTTGCTTATTGTGCAACAGATGCAAAATCGTGCACTCTGCTAAATGGAACAATCGATAAATTTCATACTATGCTGACTGGAGTATTCAAGAGGGAATTTGAGTATAACAGTAATGATGGAATGCCTGTCTTCGTATGTAATGAAAATGAAGATTTCTCAGTAGACCCTTCTGATACTACTGCTTGGGAGTTTTATATCGTTTACTCTATTGATAAGACTGTAAAGACAATAGTTGAGTAAGGAGATATTTTATGGCAGCAGAAGGTAATTACATTGTAGATACAGATATAGACAACTGGCCGGATGGTTATACCGAAGCTCAAAAGCTTTCTGTTATACAACAAGTAGAGACGCTTATAGAGCAGCTTACGAAAGACTATTTTTATGCTAAAAGTTTTAGCATTACGCTTAATGGCAATGGTAAAAGTCAGCTTTTTTTAGGATTAATCCCTGATATATTAAGTGTAACTGAAATAAAGCTCAGTGAAGTAGCTCTGAGCACAGAGCTATTTTCATTCGATGAAAACAGCATCTTTCGAGCAGCTCTTGCTACTGCACAATGTAAAGCTATCGAGGGCATTACTCTTAGCGATACGGACCCAGTATCCATAACTATAACAGCTCATGGTTTTGTCAGCGATGAAACTGTCCGGTTGGTTCAGATGGTTGGGATTAATCCTAGTCTGGATGGTGAATATGTAGTTACTAAAGTGAATTCTAGCAGCTTTACTTTAAATGATACAGATAGCAGTGATTACAGTGGCAGCTTTGAATCGGGTACTGCTTGCTTTGCTACTTTAGCTGAGCTACATTATCTGACTGATGAAACTTCAGGAATCTTTCCTAAAGGCACTAAAAACATTAAAGTGACTGGTACCTATGGCTGGTCTAGTTGCCCTTCAGGAATAAAAGAAGTCGCTATGATCCTTTGCCGGTATGAAAATGATAAAACTTTATATACTCCCTATAGTGATTTAGAATCAGAACATCTTGGTGATTACAGCTACTCAAGAAAAGGGAAATACTTAACTGGTATACTTGAAGCTGACAGGTTGCTCAAAAACTATATCAGGAACAAGCCTGTATTAGGCGTTATATGATTCTGTCTAACTGCAAAGTTGATATAGTACGTTTCACAAAAGTGCAAGACAGCATGGGAGGTTGGAGTGAAGCCGAAGGTATGCTGTATCAAAGTTTACCTTGTAGAATAAATTGGTCTCGAGGCGCTGAAAAGATACAGTTTGATAAAAACACTTATTATAGAGATGGTAAATTGTATTGTCACCCTATTGATGTTACTGTTAAAGACAGAGTCAAATATAATGGCGCAACCTATGATATTGTAGATGTCAACAATGTAGACGAAATGAACCGGTATTTAATATTGGACATAAAAATAGAGACATAAATTATGTTACAAGAAGAAAGAGAGCAGTTACAAAATTCTATCAGACAGCTTATAGTATTAAGAGAAGATTTACATGACTTAGAAAAAACTCTTAGTCGTCTACAGAATGAAAGTATGGAACTTTATAACAAGTTAAATGAGAAGTTAGATGAAGGATAACACAGACAAAGTGCTTGCTGAGGCTGACAAGCGTATAAGGCAAAAACTTACAATTGCAGCTCTTATGGTAGAACGCACTGCCAAACAATTGTGTCCTGTTAGAACGGGCACTCTAAAGCGAAGTATCACACATATAGTAGAAAAGCGTAGAGCTCTTGTAGGTTCTAACGTAGAATACGCTCCTTATGTGGAAATGGGTACTGTTAAAATGACAGCGAGGCCGTATTTAAGACCGGCGCTTGAGTCTAATATGCAGAAGATAAAGGAGTTATTCTCTCATGCTTGAACTTTTTGAAGCAATTTATAATCATTATCTAGCTGACCCCCTTGCTGATAACTTAAAAGGGCTTTATCATACTGAAGCTCCACAAGAAGCAGAGTTTCCTTATGCTGTGTTCTCATTGGTAAGTAACACACAAGAATTTACTTTTAGTGAGAACTTTGAAAATTGTTTGATACAGTTTAATATCTACAGCAGGGAAAGCTCTCCTAAGGAGATCTGTGATTTGTATGAGCTACTAAAAGGCAATACAGTAGCAGGAACAGGTTTTGATTTTTTAGACCTTTCTATAGATGAATATAGAGCTGTAAGTTTGCTGCGAGAAAATGCCATTCTAACGCACATAGAGGGCGTTTGGCAGTATAGTGTCACTTATAGAGCAGTGCTTGAGAAAACTGGCGAAGCAGCACATTTTATTTCAAACAAATTCATGTATAATTTATTAAGTATATAAGGAGATAATAATTATGGCACTAAAAGCAGGGTATAAAGGTCGTATTAAAATAGGTGCGACTACAATAGGTGGCTCAACAACTTGGTCTTATTCTGGCTCCACTAGAGAAATGCTGGAGGATACTGAATTCGGCGATGAGCATAAGACTTTCATCCCCGGACAGATAGCAGGCGGAGATATAACGATCTCTGGGAACTATCTTATGGATGAAGACACAGGACAACAACTGCTTAAGACTGATTTTGATTCAGGTGATCCCATTACGAACATTGCTCTTTATCTATCGGAGACAGACTCATTTTATATGACACCTGATAGTACTACTACACCGGCATCCTATGTGACAATCACCAATTATGATAATGTAAATAATGACAAGTCTGGAACCGGGTCGTTTACTTGTACCATGAAAGTTTCGGGTAAACTAAAACCCATATATTAAATTATAACAGTTTTTGCATAAGGAGATAAATTATGGCAGCAGATAGTACTGGATTAGTAGGTAATTCGAACGTTGTATTAAACATACAGAACAAAAAAGCGCTAGATCTAAATAATACATTAGATACTCTCAATATCAATACGGGTGTTGCTTGGACTTTTGGTACTGGAGCTAACTGTGGTAATTTACTGTGGCATGACTCCCGCAGTACTGATGATACAGGCGAGACCATAAATGTTTATGATGGTGGTACTGAGAAAAACGCTTTTGGTACAGCTCTTACAATGGCAGCCATCAAACTTTTATATATTAAAAATACACATGCGAGTTTAACACTGGAGGTACTTGGCGGATCTTCGGCTGATATTGCGATTTGTGCTAACAACAGTGATATTATTGAAATACCACCACGAGGTTTTCTTTTGTGGGTTTGTCCGACGGCTGCAGGTA